GACAACGGTGCATTCACCGCCTGGAAAGCAGCTGGCAAAAACAAAATCGACTGGAGCGATTACTACGAGTTTGTTGCTCGCTGGAAGAATCACCCAGGATTCGATTTTGCCATTATCCCGGATGTTATTGATGGCGGAGAGGAGGAAAATGATGCGCTTCTGAATGAGTGGCCTCACGGAAAACTAGCTGGCGTTCCAGTGTGGCACATGAATGAAAGTGACGAGCGATTTATTCATTTGTGCAATGAGTTTCCGCGAGTGGCTATCGGTAGTTGTGGCGACTATGACGTAAAGCGCCCAACTCTTGCGGTAGCCAGAATGAAAGACCTGATTCGTCACATTGTTGATGGGCATGGTCAGCCGGTTACGAAACTACATGGATTGCGCATGTTAAATCCGCTGATATTCACAAAATTACCCTTAGCCAGCGCAGATAGTACGAACGTCGCTCGAAACATCGGTATTGATAAAGCCTGGTCTGGGGCTTATGCACCTGCAAGTAAAGAGACACGCGCAGCATTAATGGTAGAACGGATTGAGGCACACAATAGCCCTGGTTCTCTTGCGTATTGTGAACAACGCGACCGCTTTGAAATGCAATTGCAACTAGCAGTTTAAGGACTAACAAATGACCACTATTACCAAAGAACGTATTGAATTGTTCATTAAAAATCCGCTTGAAAACGGGCTTACTCGTGGCGAACAAATGGAACTGGCACGAATTGCACTGGCATCGCTTGAGGCAGAGCCAGTTGGTGCATTCCACATTGCTGAACAGCAAGTTGACGGCACAAGTGACTATCTCAAGGATGGAGAATGGCCTATTGATAATGGGATTATTGAAGTCTACGCCGCCCCGCCAGTACCGGTAGTACCTGCTGCATTACCTGAGAACGACGATGAGGACGGGCAGGACATTGATTATCTTGAGCCATCTGAAGTTTACGCGCTTGGGCGAACAGCTGGCTGGAACGCCTGCCGTGCTGCCATGCTTAAGGGAGATAAATCATGATTAATCGTACCAAGCTGGAGCACATCCTCGAATATGCCAGACAGCAGAAGCGCTTTGGTCAGCATTGCAAAATTCCGCCAGGAGATATGGTTGAAATCGTGGAGATTGCCATGCGCAAGGCTGGCAACCCTCCGGTAACTCAGGATGGTTGGATAAGCTGTAGTGAGCGAATGCCTGTAATTGGCGAGCTAAATTGGAGAACTAGTTTTCCTTTACTGGTTACGTGTGAGATCGGCGTTATACCAGCTTATTACGGTTTTGTGAGAGTTAATGGGAATAAGCATTATGGTTTTATGGAGAGTCTTAAATATGGAGATGATAGCGGCAACCATCCTCAAACTAATGAATATGACCTGATTAGCAATGTCACACACTGGATGCCGCTACCAGAGCCTCCACTTTGAAAGCGAAGCTTATACATATCTTTTACATCAGCAATCTATTGTTAATCTCCAATCAATGTTACGTTGTCATCTCACTCATGCTTTGGAGGTAGTGATATGTCTTGTCCAAAATGCGGTTCTGGAAATATTGCAAAAGAAAAAACAATGCGTGGATGGTCTGATGATTATGTGTGCTGCGATTGCGGATACAACGACTCTAAAGACGCATTTGGAGAGCGTGGTAAAAACGATTTTGTCAAAATTAATAAAGAACGCGAAGGCAACGAAAAAAGCTAATTTATTTATTCATATATGAAAACAATGTAACCAATATTCGAATTGAAGAACTGAAAGAACACCAAGCCGCCTGATGGCGGTTTTTTCTTGCCTGATTTGCAGGTTCGATTCCCTATTCGGAGATAGCACTCATGCAACACGAACTACAGCCTGATTCCCTGGTTGATTTGAAATTCATCATGGCCGATACTGGCTTCGGTAAAACCTTCATCTATGACCGGATTAAGTCCGGAGACCTGCCTAAAGCCAAAGTTATCCACGGGCGAGCAAGATGGTTATATCGTGACCATTGTGAATTCAAAAATAAGCTCTTAAGCCGCGCCAATGGGTAA